AGTAGCAGTAGGAGTAGGAGTAGGAGTAGGAGTAGGAGTAGGAGTAGGAGTAGGAGTGGCAGCAGCTTCTGCTTGTGCGGTATCAGCTTCTGCTTGTGCGGTAGCCACTTCCTCTGGGGTCGAATTAGGATCTGCAGCAACTGCATCAGCTGCGGTTTGTGCCTCATCAGCGGTGGCTTGTGCCTCATCAGCGGTGGCTTGTGCCTCATCGGCTGCGTCATTTGCATCTGGTGCTTTCTTCTCTTCACCACCCATCATTAGAGAGGCTATACTGGAGGATGAACAACACATCATCATAAGGCCAACACCGGCTAACATGGGGATCATGTTCTTGGTTGACATCGTATTATTATACTTTAAGATTTAAATCTATGATACAAGTAGTATGCAAATATTCGTGAAAACACTTACCGGAAAAACTATAACTCTTGAGGTTGAATCCTCTGATACAATTGATAATATCAAGGCTAAGATTCAAGATAAGGAAGGGATCTCTCCCGACCAGCAGCGACTCATCTTCGCTGGGAAGCAACTTGAGGATGGACGCACCCTAGCTGATTACAATATTCAAAAGGAGTCTACACTACACCTAGTTCTGCGACTTCGTGGTGGTGCCAAGGAAAAGGAGAAGGAAAAGCCCAAGCGTAAGCCTAATGCATACATGAACTTTGTCAAGAAGGTGCGACCCGAGGTTGTGAAAGAGAACCCAGATCTCAGTTTTACCGACATTGGTAAGAGGTTGGGTGAGATGTGGAGAGCCCTCACAGACGAAGAGAAAAAGAAGTTTGTGAAAGCTTAAGGATTACGTATTGGATACAATAAAAGGAAATTGTTGGGATCGTTGTTTGGAAGAGTCCCCCATTTCGAAAACTATATTACCACTAATACTAATTCTTTCTTTATCACTTGTATAAAATGGATAAACCAGATGACTCAAATCACTAGGAAAAAAAACACAATATCCATTCATTTCAGGTGACATATGTATAATATGTTCGGATACATTTCTACAATTACCATTAGAAAACGCAAAGGCAAAGTTACCTCCCGATGCGATTACATCATTCGGTGTCGCAAAAGGTAATTTAGCCTCGTCTTTCCAATCATAAGGAATATCCATCCATATTACAAAAGAGAATAGACCGGTATGGTCATGTAGAGGTTGAAACTCACCTTTCTTTTGAAAGTTCACCCACAAACTATGTAAATGTGGTTTAGTTTCTGACGTGGGGTGTATCACAACCTTTTTATGTGTGGATATAAGTTCTTCCTTAATAAAATTAAACATATTTGGATTATCCTTCTCATTAAATATAATGTTAAATAAGTTTTCAACAACTAAATTTTGTGGATCCTCAAGTTTGTATGAATGAGATATATAACCGGCCAGATCTTTCTTTAGGTTTATCTTCTTTTTTTTTGCTACATCAATACGTTCCCATAGATAGTCAATCATATCTTTTGGTAATTTGAACAGTTGTGCTGAAGTTCCTTGATTTAACTGAATATATTCAATTGACATTTTATTATTAATACCGCCAAACTTTAAATTAAAAAGCTTAAGGGGAACATCCGAAAGATGAGTATATGCCTCTCGGGGTCAAGAAGCTCTGTTACGATGCTCGTCTGCCTACTCGTGGTTCTGATGGTGCTGTGGGATATGATTTATATAGCTCCGAAGATGCGACTGTACCGTGTCAAGCGGGGCGAGCTTTAGTCGGGACTGGTATTGCACTGTCTATTCCTGATGGTCTATACGGACGTGTAGCCCCTCGTTCTGGTCTAGCTGTGAAGCACTGCATCAATGTTGGTGCGGGTGTTATTGATCCCGATTATACCGGTGAAGTCAAGGTCGTCCTATTTAATCATGGCACGGAAGACTTTGAAATCAAGAAGGGTGATCGTATCGCTCAACTTATTTTGGAAAGGTGTGATACACCTATGATCAAGGAAATTGGTCTACTCGATGAGACACTCAGGGGTGATGGAGGCTTTGGGTCTACAGGTCAATAAGGTCATCTTTACAGTACCATAAATCCTCTGGTCTAGGCATAAAAAGAATACCATGACTCATGACCATAGATAACTTTGCTTTGTTTACGTTCGGGTAAGACCATAGTAACCACCTTTCCCAATATTCAGCCCGGAAGAAATCCTCCCAATCTTCTTTAGAACTTTCCCTAATTTTCAACATTTCTTTCTGTATCTCATACGGGTTCCTCTCTATTCGCAGCTCCTTAGGAATGATAGCACCTTTCCTAAGAAGATGTGCGCGCATAAGTCTTGGATTACCATGGTCTGGATAGTGCTGAAAACCCTTCTCACCAAAATCAATACTTCGTTTATTTGGTAAAGTGACCCTATATTTATGTGTAATCGAAGGACTTGGTTGTAATACGACGTGCATATTAATTAAAGGATAAAATAATTATTAAAGTATGTCACATGATATAATTGATGTATATGATAGATCTATATTTGAGATGAGAAACGTTTTTACATCTGAACAGTGTCAATTGTTTATAGATTATCATGAACAAAGTCCTGATAAAATATCAGGGTTGGTATTTAATTCAATGACTGGACTTATGGAGGTGTATACTGAACTGAAAAATACAACAGACGTACCACTACCCGATCGCGATGCGACGAGTCGGCGGCCCCGCAAAACGTTTTATGAAGGGGTAGAAAAAGTTCATATGGAATACAAAAAACATATGAGTGGTATTGAAAAGTTGTGTGGTATAGGATATTTGGACATGGGTTATCCTACGATCCCACAAATACAAAGAACTGATAAGGGTGGTCATTTTGACTGGCATTCTGACATGGCTGACGCAGATCGATTGCTTGCAGTAATCCTATATTTAAACGACATAGATGAAGAAAATGGTGGTTCAACTGAGTTCAATTCTGGTAGAAAAGTACAACCTGAACGTGGGAAAGTTATAATATTTCCCGTAACTGATTTACATTTACACAAGGGTAATACCATTTTAAATGGACCCTCTAAATATATAATAACAACATTTATAATAAATCCCGATAAGAGAAAAAAATGTTATAAACCCAATAATTTCCCTTTTATCATATCTTGATGTTAAAAACAAGATAAGGAATTAATACGATAAAAAAATATGCTTGAATATACGTCACATGACGGTATCAAAATCCAAGTTGGTCAGAGTGCAAAAGAAAATGACCAATTGACAATGACGAGTGACCCTAAACACTGGTGGATGCATGTAGCTGGCTGTCCAGGTGCACACGTTGTAGTGTGCTACGAAGGAAATCAACTACCTAGAGAGACAAAAAGGGATGCTGCAGTTCTCGCAGTCTATCACAGTAAGACACCAAAAACAAAGATGTCACCTGTGGATCTTGTTAGGGTTGACCAAATATCAAAGTACCAAAAGTCAACTCATGGATTGGTAAATTTGGAAGGTGAAGTTATGCAACTCACAGTTTTCATGAATAAGGAAAAACCGAGACTTGATAGATTGCTTATTAAATAAGGTTAATAATTCTAGAAATTTGACTAATTGTGGGTATAGAAACACCAATCTTCTCTTGCATGACTCTCTTGTTCAATTCAGGTTTAACACTTGAATGTATGAATCCTGCTGCGATAGTTTTTGCGTGCCTGGACATGAGCGCGGGAGGGATATTGTTGATAAATTTCCAAAAACGAACCGCAAAATAATCGTCAAGAATATCAAGAGTTTCAACCATCGATAGGGTGTGTTTCCAAATATTTTGTTGATAAGGTGTCAGTTTCGAAACTTTGCGGTGAGCACCACGGTCGTGTGCGCCAAGGTCATGGAGAAGGCCAATATGGCGCATAAGACGGCGACCCGTCACCGGGACAAAAGTTTTAGGCGGCGACCTCGCATATGTTTTTGAAATCGTTTCAAGTTTAGCAACTTTTTTTTTCAGTTTTCTACACTTCTTTTTCAACTTTTGATTCTGCAATACAAGTTCGGTGACACCAGATTTCACCTTGCGAACAGAATCAAGAGTTGGAGTTTTCGTTTTCGTTTTCACCATTTTGGATGTTTTGAACTTACTTTTTATATTGTGTGTGGCTCACTTAGGTACTCTAGTTACCGAACGCGACACCGGCCATACCATCCTTGATACGAAGGATGTTATAGTTGACCGCGTAGACCCGATGAAGAGCGTTACCACCCGATGGGTTGGTCAGGCTGAGTTTGGCGTTGTCAATGCGACTGAAATTTAGTGTACCTGTGGGCTGCATCTTGCTGAGGTTGATGCAGAATGGCCATGTGTAAGTGGGTAAATCCTCGAGAACATCGTCGGGAAGATCTGTGCTGTGCATTTCTGGTACGACTGTGTGGTGGTACATAGCCGAAGTTTCTTCGAATAAAGCTGTACCGTTGATGTAAAGGGTAGCCTTGTCGAAAGTGAAGGCTGTGTCCCAATCGGCACCCGCGGTGGTGTTACCAGAGACAAGGTGAAGAGACTTGACGGGGTGGTTGAAATAACTGATATCAATATCAGTATCCTCCTTGGCAGCGAGTTGGTGTTGGGTTTGGGTGAACAGAATCTCATGCTGAGTATCAGTGAAGTACTTACGCTCATCTGTGTCTAAATACACATAGTTACCCCAAATCTTGGGACTACCTACGGGTGTGTAACCGTCCCTGCACTTAATGCGTATCTCGACATCATGATATTGTAAAGCAACAAGTGGAAGGCACTTAGTGTAATCTTCACCAAAGAAGAAGGGGATCATGAAGTGATCACCACCATGGTTAGACTTCAGGGTGGCAGTCGAAGCGCACATTGAAGACTTGGCTTGACTGTCACGCATGAGGGGATTGTGTACACCTTGGATAAAGAGTGAATCAATCTGGCAAACCTTCTGACCACCTATCCAGAGCTGGAATTCCGTAGGGTTAGACGCGGTAGAAGAGAAAAGCCCGTCTGGGTTGTCTTGTACGTTAGAAACGAGAGAATCTTCAATCCAGATGTAGCTCATGAGGTCACCCTTAGAGCGGATGGGAATAGTAATTTCGTTGTTCGCACCGAATGTACCGATGTAATCCATACGCTCTGGCTTCATAGCGAAGTTGGCATGACGCTTGTAATTTTGACGGAAAAAGCTGACCTGAGGATCACCCGTGATGAAAACATCCTGGGCACCCACCGAAACGAGTTCGATCAAAGCAGCAGACATTTATTAATAAATGATATTAAAATTTTGGCTCATAGTATACATATGGTAGTATTCCAAGCGTTGACATGGGAGGCACGGGATGTTGAAGGTGAACATCAAATCAGTATTTTTGGTAAGACTGAAGATGGTAAATCGGTCTGTGTAACAACAACATTCGATCCATACTTTTTTGTGAAGCTCCCAAGGGGTACAACAGACCAGGACGTCAGTCGTCTTTACAATGACATATGCAGATTAAAACGAGACCATGTAACTAGTTATAGTTTGACGAAACAGAAGGACGTCT